CACACTCCAGCTTAACACAAACATCTGTAGTACATGGATTGTTCCACAACGATTCGGTTAAAGCTGAATTCTTTAACAACGTTAAACTTCAAATGGGTTGCTAAAATGAGTGATCGTCTTACCAGTCAATGGACTCCTACTCTCGAACAGGCCTTTGGTGCTTCAGGTGCCAAGGGTCGTGAAGGCGAGATGTTTGTTAAAGAAGCTGTTGAGAGTTGGGGATGGGATGTAATTGACAATGAAGCCAGTTACGAAGAACAAGTCGCAGGTCAGGACTTGTGGATTAAAAAACCATCCTGGCATAATCATTACAGTATCGATGTTAAGAATAACATGAACTACTTTGGTGCATTCTATGTTGATCCTGTAGAATGTATGAAGCCAGAAAAGAAGAACCACAGGTACTGGCATGTCAATACTGAAACAGGTTGGATGGCTTGGTACGGTCGTGAAGAGATGCAAAATTATATTACAATCAACAATAAGACAAAAGGGTTTTGGGTTGGAGTGAAAGATAAACTTCCAGTTAATATCACAAGGAGACACTATGGAAAATAAAAGTTTTATTTGGGTAACATTTCAAAAAGAAGGCATTCATCGCTATCCTGGTGCCGATACTGACCCAACGTTAGCAACCGAAGATTGGTTAGATGTATCATTCCTTGGTGTTCCTCATCGTCACATCTTCCACTTCCGCTTAGAGATGGAAGTGTTCCACGATAACCGTGATGTTGAGTTTATTCAATTGAAACGTATTCTTGAAAACTTCTATGCTGATGGTACATTGCAAATGAATCACAAGTCTTGTGAGATGATGGCTCGTGAGTTGTATGAACGTGCTTACAATTCTTGGCCCGATCGAGACTATGTTGTTGAGGTGTCAGAAGATGGTGAGAACGGTTGCCGCATTTACTTTCCCAAGGAAGCTATTAAACTATTATGATTAACTTTTGCCATATTACCCCAACACCTTTTCTGGAGGTGTTTGCTCCAATGAGTGGAGCTCATTTGATCCTTGCTCATCTGGTTGAGTCTGATCCAGTATACGCTAAGTTCTACGCTGATCTTGATGATGGCAAGCCAAAGATTATGGACAACTCAGCTTTTGAGATGTTTAAGCTTGGACGTCCAATGTACCCATCAGAGAAGTTAATTGAAATGGGTAAGAAGGTCAAAGCTGATTATATTGTAATGACCGACTATCCAAAAGAGCATTGGAAGAAGACAGTTGACAAGGCTAAAGAAATGATGCCTGAATTGAAGGCTGCTGGCTTCAAAACTTTCTTCTGTCCACAGAGTGAGTTGGGAGATATGGAAGGTCTGTTGACTTCCATGGAATGGTCATTGAAGGAACCAAATGTTGATTTAGTTGGCCTATCGATTCTAGCTTGCCCCATTGCCTGTGGGGTTAACGAAACAACGTTTAGTACTGGTAAGCGCAGTGATGCATATAAGATGCAACGATTCCTTTCTCGTTGGAAAGTTCTGACAGAATTGAAACGTCGTGGTTCTTTGAAATATGTTCATGATAAGTTCCATTGTTTAGGAATGGTTGACGGACCAAACGAGATTGACTTGTTAAGTGAATTCCATCAACACATCTATAGTTGGGATTCGAGTGCTGCTGTGTGGGCTGGTTTAAACTACATTCGCTTTGATCAATCACCATCTGGTTTGATGGAAGGTAAGTTTGAACATGAAGTTGACTTTGATCATGATAAGTGCGATCTTGACTCAATCAAAGATGCGATGTATAATTGCTCCTTCATTAATAAGAAAGTAAAATAATGTACAAGTATAATGAAGATCTCCACATTAAGGATATTCAAGAATATGTTGACTCAACTTATGGTCAGCATTATGTTAATGATGGTATTCAAGTAATTGATGTTTGGCAGTCTCGGGGCACATTGAGTACCACTGCTGCCGATACAGCAATCAAGTATATTATGCGTTACGGTAAGAAAGATGGAAAGAACCGTAAAGATTTGTTGAAAGCCGTTCACTACATTATGTTAATGATGTATGCTGACGATAACACTATGGAGAAAAAGATTGAAACACGTACTCGGACCTTCGTCCCGGTCAACCCTAACAGAAGTTAAGGAAGGCGACTCACAACCAAACGCTGTAGATTTGAGATTAGGATCAATCTTTAAGATCAGTGATAATGTTTTTGAGATTTCAAATGAACACAAAAGACACAGAGGGACAGACCACGAGCTCGTTCCAGACCATCTCAAATACTATACGCTCCAACCAGGACGATATGAAGTGGTTATGGAAAACGTCATCCACGTGGGAGATGGCGAAGCTGGTTGGGTCATTACACGTTCTACTCTTAACCGTAATGGTCTTTACCTTACTAGTGGCCTTTATGACTCTGGTTATCATGGCGTTATGGCTGCCGTGCTCCACGTTACTACTGGCGTGGCACGGATTAAGAAGGGGACTAGGATTGGACAGTACATCAGCTTCGAAGCTGAAGCTTTAAGTAGTTATGATGGTGACTATGGAATTAATAAACAACACGACCAAAAATATGGAGTTAAATAATGGCCTTTGAAGTAAAAGTATCTATTGAAGAGTTGCGTAAGCGCAAACTGTTCCTTGCAACACCGATGTATGGTGGTAATTGTGTGGGGATGTATACACGTGCTGTTGCAGACCTAGCAGCCATCTGTGCAAAGTATCAAATTCCTTTGCAGTTGTACTTTTTGTTCAACGAATCTTTAATCACTCGTGCACGTAACTATTGTGCTGATGAGTTCTTGCGTAGTGATGCAACCCATATGTTGTTTATTGATAGTGACATTGGTTTTAATCCACAAGACGTTCTGGCACTGCTTGCAATGCAAGATGATGACAGCGACTATGATGTCATCGGTGCTCCTTATCCTAAGAAGTGTATCAGCTGGGAAAAGATTAAGTTGGCAGTAGATAAAGGTATTGCTGATGAGGATCCAAACAGACTGGAAAAGTTTGTTGGTGACTATGTGTTTAATCCTAAGGGTGGCCAGCGCGAGATACCAATTGGCCAACCCGTTGAAGTAATGGAGATTGGTACTGGCTTTATGATGATTCGTCGTAAAACGTTCGACAAATACAAAGAAGTATTTCCAAACTTGCATTACAAGCCTGATCACATTCGCACTGAAGCGTTTGATGGTTCACGTGAGATTATGGCTTACTTTGATTGTATCATTGATCCAGTATCAAAGCGTTACTTGTCTGAGGACTATATGTTCTGCTACAATGTACAGAAAGCAGATATGAAAGTTTGGTTCTGCCCATGGATGCAAACACAACACGTTGGCACGTATGTGTTTGGTGGTAGTTTGGCTGACTTGGCATCGATTGGTGCTTCGGCAACAGCTGACGGTGCATCTTTAAAGAAAGATAAGGCTAAGAAATGAAATTATCAAGTAGAACACTTCAAGTATTGAAGAACTTTTCTACTATCAACCCGTCATTGTTGTTCAAGACTGGTAGTGTAATTACTACCATGTCACCTAATAAAACGGTGATGGCTCGAGCAACGGTGGCAGAGGTCTTTCCACAGACCTATGCAATCTATGATTTGTCACGGTTCATTGGCGTTCTGTCAATGTTCAATGATCCTGATATTGCAATGGGTGATAGTTTCCTAGTTATCTCAGAAGGCAATCGTGTTGTTAATTACACATATGCTGATCCTGAAATGATTGTCACGCCACCTGACAAGCCAATCAAGTTCCCCGAGGATGCTGAGATTGAGTTTACAATGTCTGCTGATGTGCTGTCTAGTGTATTGAAAGCGATCAACATTCTACAAATGCCTGAGCTCTCTGTAAGTGGTGAGGATGGCAAAGTGTATGTCGGTGCAATGAACTCTAAGAACCCAACTGGTGATACATTCAAGATTGAAGTTGGTACAACAGAACATAGCTTCAGTATGATGTTCAAAGCTGAGAACATTAAGATTATCAGTGGTGACTATAACGTAAAGATTACTTCAAGAGGATTAGCGTACTTTCGAGGGGATGAGGTAGAATACTGGATCCCTACAGAATCTAGTTCATCTTTCGGAGGCTAATTTGCGCGAAGACTACCTTTGGGTCGAGAAGTATCGACCACGTACCATTGCGGATACGATTCTTCCAATCAACTTGAAGAAGACTCTTCAACAGTTTGTTGATGATAAGAATGTTCCAAACCTATTGCTAACAGGCAGAGCTGGTATTGGAAAGACAACAGTAGCACGTGCAATGCTTGATGAGCTTGAAAGTGACTACATCGTCATCAATGGATCGTTGAATGGTAATATTGATACACTGAGAAATGACATTATGTCGTTTGCATCCTCTGTATCGTTTCATGGTGGTCGGAAGTATGTTATCCTTGATGAGGCAGATTACTTAAATCCCAACAGCACTCAACCAGCTCTTCGTAACTTCATGGAAGAGTTTAGTAAGAACTGTGGGTTCATTCTAACCTGCAATTTTAAAAACAAGATCATTGATCCTTTGCACTCTCGGTGTTCAGTGGTTGAGTTTACCATTCCAAAAGATGATAAGCCTAAGCTGGCTGCTAAGTTCTTCAATCGAGCTATTGATATTTTAAAGAAAGAGAACGTAGAGCATGTTCCTAAAGCTGTTGCTGCAGTCATTGAGAAGCACTTCCCCGATTTCCGCAGGACTCTCAATGAGTTACAACGTTATAGCGCAACTGGTAATATCGATACTGGAATACTTTCCAACTTTGAAGAAGATAATTTTAAAGCACTTATAGACTTCATGAAAAAGAAGGACTTCACCAATGTTCGTAAATGGGTTGGTGAGAACACAGATATTGATCCGGTTGTCCTTTTTAGAAGACTGTATGATAATGCATCTATGTTACTTGCAGACAATGCTAATGTTGCTCATTTGGTTATGATCTTAGCCAACTATCAACACAAAGCTGCGTTCGTTGCTGATCAAGAGATCAACACAACTGCATGTATGGCTGAGATTATGGTTAACATGGAATGGAAATGAAAAAGTACAGTTACGGCTTGAAGAAGGTCATTTGCGTTGATGGTTCTATTGGTTATGAGGATTGCAACTTTGGTAACGGAACTTACCGAATTCGTATTCCTAATAAGTTTTGGCCTTTCCCCGAAGTCGTAACTCTACCTCGCTCTGCATTTACATACTGTAAAGACCAAGATCATATGAAACCAAGTTTTGATAACCTAGAAGAGGCTCCATTTTGAATAGCACTTACAAATTAGATGTCGTAGAAGGTGACGATGGGGATCAATTGCTCCAGCTGTCTGAAGAGTTCTGTACTGACCAGGATTGGCGTGAGGGTGATGTAATTAGTTGGGATATTAAAGATGGCTCGGTGATTGCCACTAACAAGTGTGCTCAAGAACGTAAAAACAAATCAGGCAAGAAGTTGGTACTTGTTGAGACTGTCTCTGTTTTCCGCCACCGGTATGTTGTTGAATGCAATGAGGAAGAACATGCAGCTGATGAAGTTGTTTGTAGATTGGGCAACGATGACTTTGAGGAGTTTTCACAACACCACGTAGACGAAAGCATCTCCTCCACTCGTGTGATTACTGAACAAGAGTATATGGAGCTGTTTGATAAAGATAACCACTACCTGGCAAAGTGGGATGTTGAACAGAAGAAACGTTTCATCAATAAGATTGATTACAATGAATGATATATTTTTAAACACATTCAAATGGATCAAAGATGACTGGTATAGTAATCGTTTTCGTTTCTGCATTGAGCTTATTGCTTGGGGCATCAGTATTGGGTGTTCTATTACCATGGCTCTCACTGTCCCGACTCCGCCCCTACTTACTCTTTACCCTATATGGATCCTCGGCTGTGGTCTCTATGCT